TGCACTGACTTGATACGAATTATAGTTAACACCATTGAACTTATATGGGTTCTCAAGACCAAGCATGATTTTGAGAATATCATACATTTTCACTAGAGAAATGTAAGTACCAACAGACCTTGCACTGTCAAGGATTTGGGTAGTGAGGTCGGCATAGATGGCCTCGGCTGTCACGGCGCAAATCTTTCCTACCTTTTGGATAGGCTTGTAGGTAATAAACTGACCAGTGAAGGTAGTTTGAGGATATTGCATACCTTCTTCAACAATGTTGCCCTTAGCTGGGTCAAGCACTACATCGGATAGGTAAGGCACTTTCTGCTCACCAAGGTTGCCATTGACAACTGGGATAGTAGTAGCCAACTTATCAGTAATGATAGATTGAAGCTGATACTTATCTTTAATTTCATTGACTAGTAGCTGACCAGTAATGGCGGTGAAAGCAGAGCCGTCAACAGCTTCTGAAGAACCACTTTCCATGATTCTCTGACCGTTGGTATATCTGCGTAGATTTTCATGCCAGTTTTCGCCAAGAAATGCTTCGGCTAGTCTGCGAAGTGAAATGCGATCTGGGCTAATCTTGCGCTCTGCAATAGCTTCAGAAAGGGCTGTTTTGGTTTGTTCGAGACCATTCTGCTCGCAAATCTTCTTTAAATTCTTTTCGTAACTCATGTGTGTTGCTCCTTATATTACTTGCTCAAGGGTAGTTTAGTGCTTAGCAATCTCACTAGGACAGTTTCGCCTAGGACAGTTGCTTGTGTGACAATGCCAATTGCATGGGCTGCATCGGCAGCGGGAGCAACAGCTTGTGATACTAGAAAGTTTCCTACGCCTTGGGCAGGTCCAACAAAATCACCGATTTTGTAGCTATTAGCAGCGCAAGGGAAAGCGAACACAGCGGATGTGTCAACTCTGAAAACATTAGGAGATGAGTTTCCATATACTTGGGCAGAGCCAGTTTGTTTAAGCTGACCTGAAACGCCAAGGTAATTTTCTACGAAATTCAAAACCGTGGTGTTGTAGTTAGTATCCCAAGTCTCATCTTCTGCACGATAAGCAAGACCAAGATTATCGAGACCAACAATGTCTCCAATATTGACTTCTTGCAAGGTGCTGATTGGTGCGACTACTGGATTGGTGTCGCCATATTGATACTGGACAGCGTATGTCCCTAAACCGTTATTAGCCATTATATTACTCCTGTGTTAATTGCTTTACTAGATTATCGACGGTCAATTTTGTATCTGGCACTCCGGTGGAGATAGGTTTCTTAGTGTGGAAAGCAACACGCTTTCTATCTTCCACCAAGTTCTTCCAAGAGTCCTGATTGCTACCTATTAAAGTGTCAACAAAGCACTCGGTGATTGCATAAGCAGGTAGCCCAGCCTTGTCACAAATTTCTTTAGCTTTGCCAGTTAATTCATTTCTGTGGGCTTGAATCCTATATGTATCAAGCTCCTCCAACAATTGCCGATAGCCAGCTTCAGGATTTCTCCTCAATGCTTCTTCAGCTTTCTTCTTATCTTCTGCATCACGCATAGGATCATCTTTACCATTTAAATTCTTACCATCAGTTCCCATCTTGTCGCCAAGTTTCTCATGAGATTCTTGTTTCATGTCTTTGTCATCATCATCCTTACATTTAGATTCGACAGTAGGATGTTGCGCCAAAGAAGCATCATTCTTTTCTTGCAAATCTAGCAAATCAATTAGCTTGAGAACCTTGTCCTCATCACCAACCACTTCCATAAATTTACCTTTTAAACCAGATACATATTCGGCAAGACTAGCAGGACTATTAGAATAGCTATTGCAACTATTCATGCCTTGACTTCCCTTCTCACCCTCAAAGAAATCCATACCAGACTTCTCTGCTTCCTTCTGGTTTAGAATTTTCTCATCGGTCTTGTCATCATCTTTCTTGTCAGGTACATTATCATCTTCATTCTCAATCTTGATGTTAACCCCTTTGTCAAGCTTTCTGACAAGGTCTTCTTTCTTATCATCACTCATATTATTCTCCAATGATTTTGTGTAATGTTCAAATAAGCCATTAGTAGTGCCCGGATCGGATACCACCTCAACTGCATCAACTGTGTCTATATCAGTAATTGTCTCAAACCCATCCGGTGAGTATTTAGTCTTCGCCGTAATGTTATGACTCAAACCAATAGCTTTAGGGTCATTCTCTGCCCACCACTTAAAACTCTTGGCCAATGGATGCTCTGGGTTATATACCAAATCTCCATAAATACCATCCTGTTCCATCCTTACATTTATAATCCTACCAAACCTATCTTCATATTTTCTAGGTCCTTCTCTGGTAGGATGGTCTATGTTAACAATCGCTGATTCATACTTATGCAGGTTCTTGGCTACAACATCTTTAGGATATACTCTATTGTTTCTCGATACCCATCCCAATACCCTAACATTCTTCAATACATTATTACCCATCACTACCCCTTCGGTAATGATGGCTTTCCCATGCTCATGTAATGTTTTAAATTTGCTCTTCATCATAATTAATAAGTGACTACTCTTCCATTAATTTAGTTTCAAATTGCTTTAATATTACTTTAATTTGCATGGCAGGTAAGTTTGTTAGGTTTGCTATTTCCCTAATCTTATATCCTTCTTTCATGTAAATTATAACAGTCTTATTAGGTTCTTCTAATGAATATATGAAATCATGCAAATCTATTTCTTGCGTGAAGTCATAATCATTCATAACATTATGAACAGGGTAACCGATTCGGAGGCGAGCATTTGAAGTTGCTCTGCTTCCAAGTATTGACCTGTACACTGCACCCCAACACCAGCTTCTGGCATATGCTCCAAGGGTAACACCTCTATTGTTTTCATACTTAGCTGCTCCTTTTAGAAATCCAACCCATGCAGTTTGATAAACATCATCCCACTCTAATTTCTTATCTTTGTTCAACCTAAAGAAATACAAGGCAATTTTAGTGACCAAAGGTGCATAAGCTAATATGTCATCATGCGTCAGGTGGCTTTCTGTCAGCAGCGGCTTCAGCTTCTGCGTCTTGTCCCTTTTCTTGCTCACGCTCCTCCGTATCCAGTTTAGGTTCCATTTCCATGTTCTTTCTTTCTTGCTCCCAATTCAAACCAATCTCATTAGCAATCGTAATCTTACTCTTGATTCCCATATTACTATAAGTCTGGTTAACTCTCGCTTCCATGTCCATGTCCCTTGTCACCACCGTTGGCATCTGAACCTGAATCGTAATGTCCTTGAAAATAGTGTCAGGCAATAAACCAACCTTAGTAGCCAATATCAACTGATTCCATACCAAAGAACGCTCCGGCATTGTCCTGCGCTCACCAAGATATGTAGCCATCATCTTGCCAAATCTTTGGAAAGTTTTAACCGCAGGTGCCTCAGCCACCAAACTACTAGCATAATTGTTATTACTCGCATCAGCACTCAACATTGTTTCCGTTATACCAAACCTACTAGCAATTGCCCTAAGATTAACTTCTAACGTCGCTATCAAATCTTCACTACCTAATGCAAGACTAGGGAACTCCCATTTAATAGTCTCAGGAACTGTAAGTATTGTGCCATATCCATAATGGCTAATTCTAGATTTCTGTCCCGTATTTGGATCAGTAATAGTTGCGTTAGTAGACCTTTCACCTAAATTTTCTACACTTTCTGGTGGGGCATTCTGAATGGTCCTAATAGCAGCAAAACGTGCTCTAGCCTTGGCAATAGTAACCAATGCTTGTGCAACATCTCCACAAGCCCTTAGATTAGCCTGCACAGAATAAGTAGTCGGAAGACCTCTTTTACTATTACTATTAACATTGTTCTTTATATGTATAATCTCATTTGCTGGCACTAATGTAGGTGTCAAATTAAAATAAGGCTGCTCAATTACCCAATAACCCACAATCTCATGTATGTCATGATTGGCGCACTTGATACCAAAGCTTTCATCTGGGAATGTATCATCTTGTGGAGGGCGCACCAACTCAGGCTCAATAAATCTAATGCGTAATAAACCATCTTCATAGTTGGGAAACATACGCAGAAAGACTTCACCATCTGCATGTAATCTATAACAAATCTCAGATTCAACCTCTGACATCCTGTTATGTTCGCAGAATAGGTCTACTAGTTCTTGTACTTGTTTGACTAATTCATCACCAACACCATCTCTTTTAGGCACTACTTGATACGTGAATCCTGTCCCTACAACATACTTCTTAAAGGCTTCAATTGCTGATTGTGCGTATTGATTGGTTTGGCATATGCGTCTTTGTTCATCTCTGATAACCTTAAGTTGCCACCAGTTGATATAGTTG